TTATCAGCACTTTGTATGCATTATGGCATAGAACTCAAGTATTACTATTTGTTTAACGAATCGTTGATAACTAGAGCAAGGAACTACTGTTGTGATGAATTTATGCGAAGTGATTGTACCCATATGCTTTTTATTGATGCTGATATTGGTTTTGAAGCTAATGATGTCATATCGATGATGGCACTTCAGGATCATGCTGAAGACGGAGAAGATGATTACGATATACTATGTTCACCATATCCTAAAAAATGTATTGCTTGGGAGAAGATCAAGGCTGCTGTGGATCAAGGACAAGCTGATGAAGATCCTAATATCTTAGATAACTTTGTTGGTGATTATGTATTCAATCCTGTGCCAGGTACAAAAGAGATTAGTTTAGATGTACCAGCTCCTGTGTTAGAAGGTGGTACTGGATTTATGATGTTTACTAAAAAGACTCTACAAAAGTTCAAAGATGCATATTGGGATGATTCTGAGTTGTCTCCTGGTGGATTCAAGTATAGACCTGACCATGTAAGAACTGAACACTTTGATGGTTCAAGAGAAATCATGATGTACTTTCAAGCTCTGATTGATCCAGAGTCAAGGAGATATCTATCTGAAGACTATATGTTCTGTCAATGGGCTATCAAAGCTGGTTTGAAAATTTGGTTGTGTCCATGGGTTAAACTTGCTCATGTTGGTAGCTTTGTGTATGGAGGTAGTTTACATGCTCTTGCATCTATTGGTGCCTCTGCAACTGCAGATAAGAGTTTGATTGGACATAAGAAAGGCTCACCTATATCTGAGTTAGAAAAGAAACAACAAAAGGCAGAGGAGGCTAACAAACGAGTAAACAATGCTTAACTGGAAAAAAGGAAGAGAGCCAGATAGGTACAATAATGATGTTGATTGGGATGTAATCAAAGCACTCAAAGCGCTTGGAATGAGACTTATCAAGGATAATAGTATTGAGAGAGGTCCTCTGAAGACTATATCTAACAAAAGAATATATGCAGATAATATGTTTGCATTCAATCAAACTACATCACATCAAAAGAATATGAAGGCAGCTCTTGGTAGATTCTTACCAACATCTGCAATAGAGTATCCTACTGACACTCTAGGACATATAGAAAAACATATGTCAGATCCTCATACAAAAGGACTGATGAGAGATAATGGTTGGTTAGATGCTCAAGATGAACCAATAGAAATTGAGTATCTTATCAATATACAAGGATTCAGACATGATGGTTCATCAGTTGACTATCTCTCTGAAACTGGAGGTGCAATCTATATTGGTGATAGTCATACAATGGCAGTAGGCTTACCACTAAAAGAATCTTGGACATACAAAGCTCATTACAATTGTGAGTTGACTAAAGACCTAAGATATATTAATATGGGAATGCCAGGCTATGGTGTGGATTCATACTATAGAATACTAAAACGATACATTTATGAAATCAAACCCAATCTTGTTGTTATGTCTTATCCTTGGCATGCAACAAGAACTGAACAATGGGACTTAAATCACAACTGTTGGCAGATGCAATCTATCAATAAGTTGGGAAGACGAAGACTTGAAGAACAGAATTCAGAGGCGACAATTGAATATTTTCACACTGCTACATCTTACATCAGATGGTATAAAGCATTGGATGCAATCAAATGGTTGTGTCATGATGTTGGTGCTAAGTTGTATGCTATTGAAGAAGATATGAATGACGTTGATGATGACTTGCAATTGATCAATAACAAGTATGTACATCAAGTACATGAAAATGACTTTGCAAGAGACTTGGTGCATTATGGAAGAGAGACTCACAATCACAATGCTGAGGTTCTGACAGAGGCACTTAACTACATTATGAGGTAATTATGAAATTTAGTAATGATACTGTGAATATACTGAAGAATTTTTCTATGATTAATCCTTCAATTGCTTTTAAGAAAGGTAATGCATTAGCAACGATGTCTCCTCAGAAGAGCATCATGGCTAGAGCTACATTGGATGATACGTTTCCGTCTGATGGAGCTATCTATGACCTCTCAAGATTTTTGGGTGTAGTTTCCCTTTTTGAAACTCCCACATATAACTTTAAAGAAGATGTCTTGGAAATCTCTGATGCTGGAAAGAGTGTTTCATACACGTTTGCAGATCCATCTATGATTGTTACTCCAACAAAGGAATCTATTGAGATACCTGATCCTGACTTGGATATACAAATCAAATGGGATCAGATGAATGCAGTTCAGAGAGCAGCTAACATAATGCAGCTACCAGAGATTGCTATTAGTGGTAGAGACAATATAACTCTTGAAGCTATCAATAGTAATGATCCAACATCTGATAGGTATACACAAACACTTGGAAGTAATGATACAGATCATACTTTCAGTTTTATATTCAAAGCAGAGAATATGAAGCTGATGGCATTTGATTATCTGTGTAAGATTACCTCTAAAGGTATATCTCAGTTTACTTCTTGCAATGAGCAAGGACCAAAGATAACATACTGGATTGCTGTTGAGTCTAATAGTCAATTCTCTTAAAGGTGATATATGCGTGATGATTATTTGTGGGTCGAGAAGTATCGTCCTAAGACGATAGACGATTGTATATTACCTCAACAAATTAAAGAGACATTCCAGACATTTGTAGATCAACAGAATGTACCTAACTTGTTACTTACTGGTGGTCCTGGTGTCGGTAAGACTTCTGTAGCTAAAGCTATGCTTGAGCAGCTAGACTCTGACTACATTGTAGTAAATGGTAGTATGTCTGGTAATATTGATACATTGAGAAATGATATCAAGACATTTGCTTCTTCGGTTAGTTTCTCTGGTGGTAGAAAGTATGTTATCTTAGATGAGGCTGACTATCTTAATGCACAGTCTACTCAACCAGCTCTAAGAAACTTTATGGAAGAGTTCAGTAAGAACTGTGGCTTCATACTTACTTGTAACTTTGTCAATAGGATTATTGAACCTCTACATTCTCGATGTAGTGTGATCCATTTCAAGATTCCTAATAAAGAGAAACCTAAGATGGCACAATCATTCTTCAAGAGAGTGATGAAGATCTTAGAAGACAACAATATACAAGCTGACCAAAAGGTAGTTGCAGAACTATTACAAATGCACTTTCCTGATTGGAGAAGAGTACTTAACGAGCTTCAGAGATATAGTGTATCAGGTAGTATTGATAGTGGTATATTGGTTTCATTATCTGATGATAATTTTAAGGCATTGGTACAATATATTAAGGATAAAAACTTTACTGAGATGCGTAAGTGGGTTGGACTAAATAGCGACAATGATTCAACGTCTATCTTTCGCTTAATCTACGACAACAGTTCTACCTACTTGAAGCCAAATAGTATACCACAGCTAGTACTAATACTAGCTGACTATCAACATAAAGCTGCATTTGTAGCTGATCAAGAGATAAACTTAGTAGCGTGTTTGACTGAAATGATGGCAGAACTAGAATGGAAATAAAAGATATGATCTGCAACGTATGTAACGGTGAAATTTTAAATGATAAGTTAGCTGTTTGTTTGCAAGGAGCAGATTATGAATATGCAGTTTGTGGTGAATGTTTAGTAGTTATGGGAAGAGAAGGTTATGTTCGAGGAATTGAGGAAAGCTCTGTGGGAGAGCGTGGAGAGTTGGCAGAACTCAGATCGACAGAAGAAATGGGCCGGTGATACTGGTCTAACTAGAAAAAATGAATACAATGGAAACACTGCTCAAGCTATAGATCTTCATCCTATTATAGATGAACCTCATGATGAGAATTGGACTTTCAATTACGGAAGTCAGTTTCCACAAAATATTATACAAAATAATTTTCAATGGAGGAATAAGACCATCAGTTGGTTACCTCCAGACTCAGAGTCAAGATTTGCAAAGAACTTAGCAGATCCAATAATGGGTCCTAAGATTGAGCATTGGAAAGACAAGGAGATAAAATATAGTTTTAACAACAATGGATTCAGAAAGCAAGACAATGGACAGATGGAGGATTTCTTTTCGGACCAGGGTGGTATTATGTATCTTGGTTGTTCTATCACTTTCGGTGTTGGCGTTAATTTAGAACAGACGTGGTCATGGCATCTACACAATAGAAAATGGCCAGAGAAAAGGTATTTGAACTTTGGATGTCCAGGCCAAGGCCTTGAGACATACTACAGAATACTAAAAGGATATATTGGTGCAGTTAAACCAGAAATGGTTATAGTAACATATCCTTGGGCTAGTTCAAGAGCTGAGATGTTTGATCCTAAGTTAGGTGACTGGGTCAATTTATTCATGAGTGTTCAAAAAGGACATCTTATGATTAATATGAGAAACCAACAAACAGATATGTCAAAAGATGATATGGATTGGTTTACAAGAATGTCTTTGTTTTCAAAGGAACCATCTGTGTTAAGATATACCAAACATAAAGAAGCTATAAGTTGGTTATGTCATACTAATGGAGCAAAGTTGATATGGATGACTCATAACAATATGGCTTCTGCTATGACAGCTACCAGAAAAAAAATAAATACCGCACACTTTACTGACTTTGCTAGAGATGGTATGCATCAAGGACCTCATAGTCATGAAGCTCTCTCGTATGAAATAGAAGATAAGGTTGATGAATGTTTGTTGAATGTAAAATAGATAGTATAAAGAATGCATCAGTTGAAGAGTTGTTGAACATTGGTAAACTTCTTGTTGAAAACCAAGTTGTTGTTGTAAAGGGTCATCCAAACTTAGATGCAACAGACTTACAGAGAATGTGTCATACCATTGGTGATCTCGAAGGTTACACAGCAAAGTTAGATTTGTATGAAGATCCTAACTCTGAAGATGCCAGAAAAGACTGGGCTGATAGAATTGAATCACCTACAAGAAGACAAAGATATCTTGATTATAGTGCTGCACCAGGAGTAATGAGAGTTACAGGTAAACTTATAGAAGGTAGACAGACAGGGTTCTTTGGACACGATAGAGAGTTAGATTGGCATTGTAACAAGGCATCTAATCATCAAAGACATTCTTTTGTTACTTTGTATAGTGTCTATGGATCTAAAGGTAGTAAAACAAGTTGGCTCAATATGGCTGATGCATATGATGATCTACCTAAAGAGAAGAAAGAATATTATAAAGAGTTGTATTGTATATGTGGCCACAAGAGAGGTAATTATTCAGATGATCCTAGCTTTCTTGACCATATCAATCGTGATGTTGTTTGGCCATTAGTGCAAGAAAAATATGGAAGAACTGGGTTGTTCTTTCCTTTCCATCAAGTATTTGAGTTTAAGTATCGTGATGAATTCATTACAGGAGTTGACTTTAATGAAGAACACGAGTATCTTACTAAGCACATACTTAAAGATGAGTATATGTATCATCATTATTGGGATGATGGTGACATCGTGTTGTCAGACCAGGATATCACATTGCACAAGAGATGGTTTTATGATAGAATGCAAGATAGACTCATGTGGAGGCTAGCTCACGGAGTAGATAATGTATGACATACTTAGTAAATGAAAACTGTATAAAATGTAAACATACAGATTGTGTAGAAGTTTGTCCAGTTGATTGCTTTTATGAAGGAGAAAACTTTCTTGTAATCAATCCAGATGAATGTATTGATTGTGGTGTTTGTGAACCAGAATGTCCAGTTGATGCAATAGTACCAGATAGTAATCTTGAAGGAACTGAGTTAGAGTATTGGAT